TATAGCAGATGTCACCAACCCATCATCTACCCCGTCAAAGTCGAGGTAGTTATTCACCCCATCATTGCTGCTCGTCCAGAGAAGCTAGTTATTAACTATCAAAACCAATTTGAAGTTAAGCGTATCCTAGGTTCTGATGGTCGCGTTGGTACTGATCTAAATGATCCTAACGTTCTCAAGGACATGGGTATCTTTAGTAATGTTATTACTAACCATTACCTAACTGATCCAGATGCGTGGTACATTCTAACCACTGTTAAGGATGGTCTGAAGTACTTCGAGCGTCGCGGTGATGCTTTCGAGATGGACAACGACTTCGACACCGAGAACGCCAAGTTCAAGGCTACTGCTCGTTACTCCTTCGGCTGGTCTGACCCACGTGCTATCTACGGTTCCGCTGGTGCTTAATTAACTTAATCCTCCCTTCGGGGAGGGTTATTCTACAAGGAATTAATTATGGCAGCTTATGGAATTGGTCCTGCCGGTGTAACTTCGATTACACCTGCCGCACGTGACCCGTATGTAAAACTAGGTAAACTCGAAGTAGCAGATAGCACCACTGGTGTGGCCGCTTTCGGCCTACCAAAGAACGCAGTGGTTGTTGGTGTGTATGCAATCTCCGCTGGTGCAAATACAACCCAAACAATTAGTGTTGGTTTCACCGATGGTGGTGTTGAGCTTGTGGATACTTATGCCCCCAACTCAACTGGCTATGCAGCTATTGGTGGTACTGACACTGGCGCTTCTGTTGGTGTTCAACTAACGGCTGACAAGGTTGTTTATCTCAAGGCCAGTGCACAACTAACCAGTCCGGTTATTGTTAAGGTGGAATATATTGTTCCGCCAGTTGGTCTATCACTGTAATAGACTAATACCCAAAGGGGAGATGTTCTGCTAAACACGGAGTATCTCCCTTTTCTTATTTAAGGATTTATATGGCCGGTAAATACACCTCAGCAAATGCCACCGTCTCGGCACATTCCGCTCTAGCAGTCACTCCAAGTGACTCAACAATTCTTCCAACCACGCGTGCCCTATACGTAGGCACGACTGGTAATCTAGCTGTTGTTATGGCTGATGATGAAAACACAGTAACCTTTAGTAATGTACCTGTTGGAATTTTCCCCATTCAAGTTACAAAAGTAATGTCAACAAACACAACCGCGAGTACTATCGTAGCTCTTTGGTGATTGGATTTTTATGCAACTAAGTTTAATTAGTTTAGCACTAACTAGAATTTATGGTGGTGGTGCCACAGCCTTTTCCCCATTAAGCTTATTTGCAGGCGGAGAACAAGGCGTGTGGTACGACCCGTCCGACCTCAGCACAATGTTCCAAGACAGCCTGGGCACTACGCCTGTCACGGCGGCTGGTCAGCCAGTCGGACTGATTCTGGACAAGTCGAAGGGGCTTGCGCTCGGGGCGGAGTTGGTAACGAATGGTGGGTTTGACTCGGCGACAGGCTGGACACTCAGTGCCGGATTTACAATTTCCGGATCCGCACTGAACATTGCCGGGGTGAGCTCGGGAAACGCAAGCAACACGCTTCTCGGACTGGCCGGCAAGTATTACGAGCTATCTGTGGATGTTGTATCGCTGTCCGGTGGCACGCTGAACATCTCCATAGGCAGCAGTGGCAAGATAGTATCTACCCCCGGGATACATACATTCAGGGTATTGGCCGCAGTAAATAACAGTCTGTTTATTCTTATCTCCACTGGCACAGTGACTGCTGTGATTAACAGCATCTCCGCCAAGGAGGTTGCCGGCAACCACGCCTCCCAAGCCACCGCTGCAAAGCGCCCCCTACTCCAGAATGATGGGGTGAATAACTACCTCGACTTTGACGGGGTAGATGATGGGTTGGTGACATCTGCTATAGATTTGTCGGTCACCAACAAGCTGACTAACTTTGCGGGCATTCGCAAGAGCAGCGATGCTGCACGTGGCGTCATTGTCGAGATGGGTGCGAACTATGCTGTCGCTGGAAGCTTTGGCATTGAGCACTCTGACGGCGGACCTAATGTGCGATTCACCTCCCCACAAGGAGCACTTGCCTACACTGTTGCTGCGCCAGTAACTGCGGTCGTTTCGCAAATCATGGACAACGCTGCTCCGACCAACTCTGTAATTGGTCGCTGGAATGGGGTGCAGGTTGTTCAAGGCTTAACTGGGCCAAATTACAATTTCGGAAATCGTCAGGTTGGGGTGGGTGTTCGTGTTGAAGGCACTCTTCCACTCAACGGCAACATCTACTCCCTGATTGTCCTCGGTCGCACCGCCACCACGCAGGAAGTCGCCGACACTGAATCATGGGTGGCAGCTAAAACCGGAGTGACACTGCCATGAGTAACTTTTCAGCAAGTATCCCCGCTGCCAACATGCAGGCTGCCAATGACCTGCTCAACAACACCGCACAGACGCCCGGCAAGAAGTCCTACGGCCCGAACAATTTCAGCGTTCCGGCCTATGCTGGCCCGTCACCATCCGTTGCCCTTCTCCATGCGTGGGGTGACCCGGCTTTTGAGGTAGCGGTCGCAGCTATTCCGAATGTGACCATCACCCAAGGCGTTGATCCTATCGCCTCAACCAAGGCAGCGGCAACCGCCAAAGGATCGACGTGGGGAACGGATGCCAAGCCGCTCACGGGAACCGTATTGCCAGGGCTGTACAAGGATTCAACCAACGTTCTCTGGTGGGTGATCCAGTCATACAACACGGCAACCTATCCAGACCCAAAGGTTATCCCCGCGTTGATTCGGCAAGCGAAGGTGCCCGGCACTGCAATTCCTTGGGTGCAACCACTAGACCAATATGATGCTTATAAACTAGTTAATACCTTTACTGGAACAGGAGACCTCTGTACTCATAATGGGTTTAAATGGAAAGTCACACAAGCCGATGGGTCTGGTAATAATGTATGGGAACCTGGCGTTTATGGATGGACGAAAACAACATGATTGAACTATTAATTCTCTTTATTGTGCTTCAATTAGCTGATGCGGCAACCACTGTTTACGGTGTCAAGAAAGGTCTGAGAGAGTTCAATCCAATCATGAGTCTGGTCCACACAAACCTCGGACTTTATGGTGGATTGTTTCTTATGAAGGTGCCCATCACAGCTATAGTTACTTACATTGTTGTAACTGGTCAGGTTGGTATTACCTTCATGGGGTTGCTTGTCGTCCCATTCCTTGCCCTACTTATAAATAATTTATATTGGATATATCGGAATAATGATGGCTAAGAATTATTTTATTTCGGGTGAGTGGAATGTAGTCTGTGATGTATGTTCTAAAAAAATAAAAGCAGGTATTGCAAAACAGCGTTGGGATGGTTTGATTGTTTGTCCAGATGATTTCGAACATCGCCACCCACAAGACTTTGTAAAGGCACACTCGGATAAAATCTCGGTGCCTTTTGTTAGACCAATACCAGAGTATGTCTTTACAGTTGTTCCATATAATCTGTATTGGGACACACCATATACAATTGAGGGTTATATTGAAGGGGATAATTTTCTATGACAACTATTACAACAAGAGCTGCCAAAGGTTCTCCATTGTCGTGGGTAGAAGCAGATGCAAATTTCACAAATTTAAATGACGATAAAGCGGAAACCACTTCTCCGATTTTTACAGGAATCCCCGAAGCACCAACAGCCATCACTGGAACAAACACAACACAAATAGCAACAACTGCCTTTGTTAATTCTGAAATTGCCTCCGATAGGCCGTACTCAGACACAAATCCGTTGATGAACAGTGTTGTTACCCAAGGAACCTCTGATAAAATCTCTCGACAAGATCATGTACATCCTGTCGATACTTCTAGAGCAGCAGTGACGGCTGAAACAGCTACTGGAACTTCTTATCCATCCACGGGTAGATTCACCGGAGGTACAGTAGCATCTGTTTTAAATTTAATGTCTTCAGTGCCAGCGATGATTGCTTCTTGTGTTGGTGGACAGACGTTTACTAGTGGTGTGCCCACAAAACTTAATTCTACCTCAGAAGTCTTAGATACAAATGCTAACTACGATGCTCCAAATAGTAGGTTTCAACCTACTACAGCAGGAGTATACCAAGTCACAGCAACAGCATCAATATCTGCTGCAACATCATTAACGGTTTTGGGTGTTTATATTCGTAAGAATGGTGCGACCCCATCAGAAGTACAAAATTATATACCTTTTCCCGCTGGTATTACTGGTGCCGGTCTTAGTGTGTCTGGTTTAATCGCTTTAAATGGCAGTTCTGATTATATTGAACCCTTTGTTTTAGCTACTGGAGTTGGAACATTAACAGCACTTGCCTTACCTCAGAGTTTCACTGCTGTTTTAGTACGACCAACCTCATGAGATATTTTTTATATTTAGTTGTTTATTTACCTCTTCAGTTATTAACATATTTTCTTACACCTTTGTTGTCTTTGTGTATTTCTACTAGATCCGGCTGGTGTGACAACAATTCACATCAATGTGAAGGCCCCCGTTTATGGAAATCATTGTCTTGGTTTGATACACGAGACAATTCCTTAATGGGTGACAATGGTTGGAGAGAATCTGGACACGACGGGTCTAAGTGGTTAGATAGAACTTTGTGGTTATATCGTAACTCATTATATGGCTTTAAATGGACTGTTCTTTCTTTGCCTGAGGGTCATCCGTCAGCATGGCAATGGCACAAAAAATATTATTTCCAATCCTTTTATTTAGATTTAAATTTTGGATGGATGCTAGATAACATAGAAAATGGCCGGGCATTATTTATGTTCTCTCCACGAATTAAAGGAATTCAAAATGATTAACCAAGATCGACGACACGATGATGAACGTTTAACTGAGATTGAAACTAAGTTAGATAAACTAGCTAAGGATGTCGAAGAGTTGGTTGCTGCGTGGCAAGCTGCGAATGTCATTGTTGGGTTTATTAAATGGGCTGGCGGTGTTGCCACTGCACTTACTGCGGTAATTGCTCTTATTAAACTGAAAGGATAAGTATGCCAACAAGCGGTACTACTGCATACTCTACTACTAGAGACGACATCATCAAACGTGCTTTGCGTTTGATTGGTGCTCTAGCACAGGGAGAGACTCCCACGGCCACGCAAGTAACTGAGGCGGCTGTAGCTTTAAATGGTCTAGTCAAAGCTTGGGCCGCTGATGGTATGCCTCTGTGGGCAATTACTGAGAAGACTCTTCCCTTTGTTTCTGGACAACGTGTATATACGTTATCTGCTCCAAAGCCCTTGAAAGTTCTTCAAGTGTGGAATCATAATATCACTTCTAATGTTGATATTCCTATGCGAATTGTCACACAAGCTGAGTACAATATTTTAGGTAATAAGACAAGTGCCGGTAATCCCATTCAGGTTTATTATGATCCTCGTCGAGATACTGGTGAGATGCATGTGTTTCCTGTACCAACGACTGTTGAACAGTCTGCAAACATTCTGTATTACATTTGTCAGATTCCCTTCGAAGACTTCAATACAAGTACTGATGCACCGGACTTCCCACAAGAATGGTACGATGCTGTTACGTATGGTCTAGCAACGCGTCTTGCTCCTGAATATGGAGTGTCGATTCCAGATCGTAAAACCTTGTGGCAAGAAATGTCAATTATTAAACAAGAAGCTCTTAATTTTGGTCTGGAAGAAGGTTCGCTTTATTTCGGAGTAGAGAGACGTTCTTGGTAAAGGAGTAGTATATGGCACTACCGGGAATGGATTTACAGTCTCAATATAATCAGACCCTGCAAAACACGATTGGTCAAAGTCAGTCAGAACGCCTACGGCAGACTCGCCAACAACAATCTCTTGCTAACACTGACTGGTCCCAACGTGGTGTTGGTGATGGTGCTAAACGCATGGCAGGTTTCCAAGAAGTTAATCCTTCTCAGATGCCAAACATGTCTGGTGATACCCGCTCCTTTATACAACCACTTCTTGGCAACTATCAAGAAGGTGGCAGACAAGTTGAAGGGTATTATGGTAAAGATAATCCATACACGCAAGGCGGATTAGAAACCATTCTAACTGGTCAAGGGTATGCACGTGCTCCTAGTTCTCTTGGTGAGCAGTTTAAATCTGTTGGTCTGAAACTGCCCAATGCGTATGGACAAGATTATTACAATGCTTCTCATGAAGATGTTGGTAATAAGATCTCTGCTTATCACAATGAAGTTGCTCAAAAGCAACAACAATATGATCAACAGCTTGCTCAATACAATCAACAGAAATCTTTGTACGATCAACAAAAAGCTGCCTACACAACACAACAAGCAACAAGACAATCGCAGATAGACGATTTATATTCCAAGGTTACATCATCCACTTCAGACTGGCAAACGCGTTATGGTCCTGCAAAGGCCTCCATAGAGAAATACACTGGTCATGGATTTACTCCCGGCAAAGATAATGGTGAGTGGAAATGGTCTGTCTCTAATAGAGGAGATGACTTTGGTACTAAGTTTGACGAAGAAGGTGCTGGTTATTGGTTAAATACTAATGGATCTAATCGAGGAGTAAACTACACTCCTTCTGGTGGATTCTACGAGTCTGATTTTGACCATGCGGCAACAGGATTTAATAAGTACATGCCAGCTATTACTATGGCAGCCCTAGGTGCGATGTTTGGTGGTGCAGGTGCTTTGGCTGGTGGTGGATCAGGCACAGTTGGTGGAGCAGTTGGACAAGGCATTGGATCGGCGATTCCTAGTACGATACAGACAGGTACTACTACAGGTGACTGGGGTAAAGCTCTTGGTACTGGTGCAGTCTCTGCTCTTGGCGGTGGTCTTGCTGGTATGTATGGTGGAGATCTCTCTAAGCTTATGAACATGTCTCCCTCAGCAGCACAAGGACTTATTAAAGCTGGTGTTGGTTTAGCTGGTAATGGTCTAATGGGTAAAGAAATAAACTGGAAAGATGCTCTTGCTAATGCAACTTCTGGAACACTTGCTCCTATTATGGGTAACTTTGCTGGTGAAGCTGTTGGTGGCGATCTTGGTAAGGTTGTTGGTGGTGCTGCCACGAAGTTCACAGGGAGTGCACTAAATAATATCCTCAAAGGAAAAGACCTAGATATTGGCACTGCACTTTCTACCCTACAAGGAGCAGCAGGCGGTCTAGGTGGTTTGTTTAGTAATACGCAAGAAGACAAACAATCTGTCAATGGTCCAACCAGTTTAGCAAGAACACTACAAGGAGTAAAGAATGGCCCAGCAGCAACGTCAAGGAGAACGTAAGAAGGTACGCCTTCCGTTAATCGGGGCATACTCCAATCGTACAAATAGCGGTTCCAAGGACCAGCGATTTATTAATGCTTTCCCTGAAACTCGCAAGGTTGAGCAACTAGAGAATACCCGGATTTACATTAACAAACGTCCGGGTCTAGTTGAGTTATGTAATGTGGCAGGTGATGGAGCAGGTCGTGGACTCATTCATTTCTATGGAAGTTTCTACGCGATTATCGCAAACAAAGTTTATAAGGTGACAGACGATGGTACAACAGTTACAGAAAAGATTACACTACCAAGTTCAACTGGCAACTGCGGTATCATCAGTTGCAACTCATCTGTTTTGGGTGACTACTTATTTTTATGTGATGGAACCGTTGGCTGGATTGTCAAAAGCGACCACACAGTTACCCAAATAACTGACGTAGATTTTCCAACACCGCATGTAGCATCGCCAACCTTTATTGATGGTTATGTATTAGTAGCAAAAGACAGTGATGTGTTTAACTGTGATCTGGATAATCCACTGTCTTGGGCAGCAGATCAATATCTTTCTGCTGAAATGTTCCCTGATCCTGTACTAGCATTGGCTAGACAGAATAACCAAGTAGTTGTCTTAGGTGAAAGTTCAACGGAGTTTTTCTACGATGCTGCGAATGCTGCTGGTTCTCCTCTTAGCCGGAACGATGCTGGTGTTATCCAATTTGGCATTGCTGCTCCACATGCGATCTATCAAAATGAACAGTTCTGTGCTTGGGTTAGTCAGTCTGCTTCAGGTGGTAGAGCCGTATGGAGTTTGACAGGTTTTAAACCTAACAAGATTTCAGATGAGTTTATCGAACGCATCATTGACGCTGAAACAAACATTACTCAAATTACTGGATATGGTTTTCGCACGAAGGGACATCTCTTCTTCTTAATTAATCTTCCATCACAACATAGAACACTTGTTTATGATATGGACGAGAAGTTGTGGCATGAATGGTCATCTTGGACTGAAGCGCTTGAGCATGAAGTGTTTTTGTATAATCATGTAGCTGATAAAGGTGATGGCGCTGCTTATCTGTTAAGTTCAGTTCATGGTGATATTTATAGATTGGACCCTAATACTTATCTTGATGAGGCTGATCCCATCACTGTAGAGATTGTCACAAACAAATATGACATGGATACCTACAATCGTAAGTTTGGTTCAGTTGTTCGTTTGGTTGGTGATAGCTATACTACTAGTAACATTGTTACATTGTCTTGGACAAATGACGATTATCAAACATGGTCAACAGGTGTTCCAATTGAAATGAGTGATACTTATCCTGCCTTTCAACGCTTGGGTCAATTCCGTAGACGTGCTTGGAAACTTAAGCACACAGCTAACCAACCATTACGGTTGGAATCACTTGAGTTGATCTATGAGGAAGGAACACATTAATGGCAACAGGACTCCCTCCTCCGCCAATCAATGACCAGCCCGGCTCTTTTACTTGGCTTGAATGGTATAGACAACTACGTAATTACATCTCAACTAATGGGTCTGTTCCTTGGTATGTGATTAACTTCGCTGGTTCCAACATCACAGATATTGCTACAAGAGATCATGACCAGTTACAGAACCTTGATGGTGGTACGGCAGGTGAGCATTATCACCTGACCGCCGCACAACATGCAGCATTAACTGCTGGACAACATAATGATTTGTCTGGTTTGCAAGGTGGAACAAGTGGTGAGTATTATCACTTAACTGCAACGGAAGTGCGCAATGCGCGTAACACCATTGAAAGGGTTATACCAACAACTGGATTCTCTAATACAATAGGTAACACAACTATTTATTATGTAATCGAACCTGCTGGCACACTGGCTACTGGAACAATTACAATGCCAGCAATTCCTTTCAATGAACAAGTTGTTACAATAACATCCACACAAATTATTACAGCTTTAACACACAGTCCAAATGCTGGACAAACACTAAATGGTGCATTGACTACTATAGCAGCAAATGGAAATGCGTCTTGGATATATAGAAGTGCCAACACAACTTGGTATAGAGTGTCTTGACATTTGTTTCTATGTATGTTAATATAACAATATAGTAGTTAATAAAAAGGAAATAACATGAGTGATGATTACAGCGATATGTACTCTTCTGGTATTTATGGAGATGATTCCAATACTAATTTTAATACACAAGTAAACGATTTATATACAGGTTCTCCAGTTGACACTAGTTGGATCAATCAACCGTACTCAGATTATCAACTGGACAATCCGGGATACTCAAACATTCCTCAATACAATACTGGGGTAGATCCATCCGAGGGTTTTTGGAGTTCTTCTATGCCGCAACCTGATGGGTCTTTTCTAGGTGGACAGTCTATGGCACCGCCTGAGTGGATGAATCAACAGTCTCAATTACAGATGTCTGGTCCACAACAACAATCTGGAACTGACTGGGCAGGAATGCTTAAAGGTGGCACAGATTTTTTAGGGAAGTTGTTTACCAGTGGGACGGGTGGATATGGTGGCAGTGGTGGTTCAACTAACACCTTCCTGAAAGGTCTTGCTGGTCTGATCGCAGCAGGGGAGACAAAGAAGGCAAATCAACAGATGGCACAAGATTACCCGCAGACAGTTAACTCTGTTCGTCAGTTTACTGCTCCATATGATGTTGCTTCTACTGGTGCTGGTATGATGACTCCGGGTGCAACCACTATGCGCGATGCCGCACAGCAACAAGCTGCTATGGCTAACCAAAGACTACAATCCTTCCGTCAGAATCCAAACTCTGATGCTGGCTACAAAGCTACTAACGATCAGATTGCAAATGTTCTAAATCGTCAAGCTGCTATGCATGGTAATCGCAATAACTTTAATGCTACCGCCCCCGCCATGTTAGCTGCCCAAGCTGCTGCTCAACTGAAGTACGATCAGAACTATCAACAAGATGTTAATAACTGGGACACTCGTTCTGGTGCTAACGTGCCAGCAGCATCCTGTGAATTCATCTGACCAATTTGTCCACGCAGTTGTGCTGGAATATAGTCAGGTGATTGAGATTTTGCGTTGGCTAATTGAGCATCATAAAACTTTTGGATGAGATCCATTGGATCACCAATCCGCGATTTTTGCAATGCTTGTTCTTGAATTAGATTAGAAAGCTGGGAGGCATTGTCTGCACTCCCTGCATTAAACCCATGATACAAAGCCCCAAGAGCAAACTCAGGTTTGTATCCTGTTGCGATGTTTTCAATTCCCATTATCGACCTCTAATTGCTTGAAGCAGTTCTTGAATCTGTGGATTGTTCTCATAACTATTCGTATTAAGAATCTTACCAAGAGCATCGTAGTAAGGTGAGTTACCTTGAGCACCATACTGCTGACCCTTCATCAAAGCTTCTAGACCACCTGCTTGAACGGGGCTGATGTTAG